CTGTGATTGAGTTCAATCTGACCAACTGCGGATATGTTTTGTGGCACAATTAAAGCGTCTTGCATGGGGTCAAAAATTCCCTGTCTGTGTAAATGCTGAATAACTGCCAATGTTTCTTTTCTCGCGCCCAATTGCCCGTCAGCGATTTTCTTCACAATAAACTTTTTAGTTTTTTGACAAGTAAGCGGTTTTTGCCCTCTTAAGATCCGATGTGCATTTTCCGCAATCGGATCGCCTTCGGCTTGTCTATGTAATTGTTCAAGTGTGAATGTCGGCCATTTAAGCATTGCAAAACCGAGAACACTACGACCTTGAACCGGGGGGAGCTGATTGAGGTCGCCAATAATGAAAATGCGGCAATCGTCTGGGAGTGCGGCGAAAAGCTCGTTGTATAGGTAAATTGGTACAGTTCCGCCTTCGTCAACAAAGCAGATTTTATAGGGTAGTTTATTAATGGATGTAAAAGTTGGGCGAAATACACGTTTTTCTGTTACTACGCCAGTTTCTTCGTCCTCAAACTCTTCCATGGTTGGCTGATAACCTAACGTTGCATGAATTGTATTTGCTAATGGGTGGTATTTTTCAGGCAGTGCGCGTTTCATTTGTTGAACTGCTCTACCCATGAAGCTGCAAAAACAAACTGCAACATGGATGTTTGGTACGCCATCACGACTACCTATATATTTGGCAATATCCACAGTTGGCACAGCTTGTTCAACTTCGGCAAGTAGCGCTTTAACTGTGGTTGTTTTACCTGTACCAGCCGCGCCGATTAAACAGCCATATTTTTGATCACGCAAACCATTGACTGCGGCAGTTTGATCTTTATCTAAAATTAAACCTTCTGCCATTAAATTGTCTGGCAATTCGCCAACTTTAAAGGCTTCTTCTTTGGTTTCGTCAACTGTGATTGCAGATGACTGGTTTAAATTGGTTTCTTCAGTGGTTTTACCCCCGGCAGTAGCAACCTTTTGTGTGATGCCTGTACCAAACAATTCGTCGCGTTTGGCATTTTTTGGCTTTTCTTGTTTTGCTTGTGATTCTTTACTCAGTAGTAGTGCCATTTTCGCACACCTCTCGCAATTTGATTTCATATTTGATTAAGAATAGTTCAGCATCAACTAATAATACATATAATAATTTATGTATTGCTGTTAAATCATCCATGAGTTCAGTATTTGTACAGTTTTCAGCCATTAAACGTAAAATGTTTGTATCTAAATAACGATTGATTATTATGTATGACTCAAACATTTGTTGATTTGGTAATCGTTTTAATAATTTCCAGGTTATAGTTAACGCCGTCCATTGGTCACAAAAGATAATCGGCCTGTCTTTGTCAATACCAAGATTTTGGGTTAAGAGTTTTTCTATGTCCATTTAATTTTGGCCTGTTGTGTTTTAGGCGGGATTAATTTCATTTAGCAAAGACTGTTAAGCATAATATACCAAATCAGTATTGACATTGTTAATGTACAACCTGTAACTACACCAAGTAAAAAATAATTCATATCGTATGTTCCCAAAGCGCTGTTACAAGCAAATTATATTCACTCACATAATCAGCGTGTGATAATTGGCCAATCATGTGGTGTAAATCATTAAACTGTATTTCTGAAAGCAATGCTTTACAAACAGCTGTAAGCTTAAAACAATTTTCAACAAGTATTACCGCGTCAAGATCAACAGCCGTATCAACCTTATGTGTCATACATCTTGACATTAGCAACTCATTATAAGGTAAGCCATAATTTGCAGCACATATCGGGCCATAACCAACAAGCACAGATTTTGGGTTTGTCAACTTTTTTGCACAATACATACAACAACCAGTTTTATCGCCAAAAGCTTTGCCGTATTTTGCGGGGTCAAGGCAGAATAAATCCAAACTGCTTATTATTTCTTCGCCTAATTTACTGGCTGTGTTTCGTAATTCTAATTTACCATTTAGGTGAATACGGCCATAATATATATTCGCATTAAAACGATTGCCGTCTGTTAAATTAATACTCCCCGGAAATGACGCATGATTACCAGCAACAGAAAGCTGTAATGTTGTGTTGCCGATGTTATTTAATGCAAGACGTATTTTTGGCCATTGTGTGTGAGTTCGGGCAATTTGAAACATGGAAAATATGCGTAAGTATTTATTTGTCATTGTTATGTTACCTTTAACAATGGAATACGACAAATCCTTAAAACTGTTTGCCCGTCAACATGAACCCAAAGAACTTTTTTATCCGGTGAAATTTGAATTTCTACGCCTAATTCTGGTGCTGTTATGTCATAAAAAGCTTGTAACTCTTTAGTCTCATTAATAATATTATTTTGTCTCATATTTTTTAACCTCATTTATTCTCGCATTTAAACCACAACCAGATTTAAACAAATCGGATTTAAAATTTGGGTTATCTTGTTTAAAGGTATGTACTAAATTCATTGTAAATAATGTCATAATAGGAACAGAATCAGGATTGTTTTTAACGATATTCAATATCTCATTCTGAATAACTTCATAATTCCTTGTTGTGAATTTGCTCATGACCCGCCTCCGCCAAATTTCAACACCACTTTACCAGCGGCTTCAATAACAGGCGTATCATACCTAGTCTTCCCGTTTTGTTTTGTTTTATTATACCTACTACCTGTTAGCATTTCTGTAGTTTCAATGCTTTTACCATCAATCAATTCAAAGTCATTTAATTCCATATTAATACTTAATTCCGTTTCACTGATTGCGTGTATCATGCGTTGCAGCCTGAAAACCTGCATACCGTCTTCATAAGCTTTTAATTTTTTATCTGCGTCTATAAGTTCGCGCAAAATGTTCTGTAATTCTGTTTGAAAAACCGCAATCCCTTCCATTGTATTTGCAATTTTATTAATTTTCTTTTCCGAAAGGCGCTTTAACTTCTTATTCAATTGCTTCTTTTTCACCCTCCCCAAAAGCCGCCTAATTAACTCATTAACTGGCGCAAGTATATCCTTATCAATTTTCTGCAATTTGCGCCATGCGTCTGCGGCTTCATTTAATCGCATCAATTCGCTATGCATTGTCAAATCTTGTAACAATTTGCTCCCCGCATAAACGAAATATTCCTCTGGTTTATGCATGACTAAATTGGCGAGACCGCCGCTATTCAACCATTGCCATTCCATACTCACCACTTTCTGATTCATTTTCAACAATTCAATTGCAATATTTCTCCCATGAATTGTAACCAAGTCTAAAATTATGCTTTCCTTAATCTTACCACAAGGCTTACCAGAATGTTCGCAATATTGTTGTGCGTATTTTTGCAACTCTGTATCTAATACATCTAATACGTTTGTTTGCAAATCTGGCGATTCGTTTTGATTAGCAATTGTATCGAGTACATTGCTTAATTCATCATTGATCATTTGTTATTACCTCGTTTTTATTGTTGTGTTGTATTTAATGAATTAACAACAACACTTACAATTTGGTTATATGCTTGCACCTCAGTCATTAAACCGTCTTTAACACATTGTAGTAAATCATCAATTTCTTTTAATATTTCATTATTCATATCATTACCTCGTTTCATAAAATGTCATTATTAAATTGGGTATCGACTCGATAAAATTGGCCGATTGCATACACTAACACAACGCCTTCCCCTTGTCAAGCATTATCTTTCTTGCCAACACAACTAAATAAAACATTCTTGTTATTAACATAAAAGTAATTGGTAACAAAGAAAAAGCACATCCTTGTGCAATGTTTTTAGTAAACAGTTCTAATAACCACAGGTTCGCCTTCTCCATCAAAACGTACTCGCCACGCAGGAAATTCACCGCTACATAATTGTTTCACTTCTACAATAAGTGTTGCTGTGCCTTCAACAATTTTATTTCCTTTTTTATCAACACCGTTATAAACTGTAATGCGTTCACCTTTTGTATGCTGTTTCATTTTCTTTTCTCCTAATTATAAAAGAACATGTAAACTGTTTCAATTTACAAAACCATTATACCATAACCAAACTCATTTGTCAAGTCCGCCAAATTCATTGACTTCTCAATCTTACCACACAAAACACAATCAATACACACATCATCGCTATTCTCTCAATCTTACCACCGAGCTATATTCATTTACATGTTATTACTCTTACCGTCTCAATCTTACCACCAGTTGCCAACGACTTCATCTTTCCTAACAAATTTCACAACTTCCCCCTGCCCTATCCCGACTTGGTAATCATATTTATCTTGTTAACCCGTTACACATTTGTTATTTCACCCCTTAAAATTGCCAAACGTTGCTCATCCCATCTCTTAGCATAACATAATATCTATACCTTACCCCCATATCAAAAAATTGCACAACTTACCTCCACCCCCTGTGCCACATCACATGTAAACATAGGTTTAACAACTGGTATGTAACAGAGGAATAATGCAGTACTTCGTATCCACACAAATACACCATATATAAGCGTGTTGTAAACAACTGTGGTTTATAACAAGGATGTAACGAGATAACGGAATAAACATGATTACCATATCAGGATGGGAGGGCCGGACGGAGTGAAATTTGTTAGAGGGTTGTTATTTATATATGGATAGTTTGTGGTTGTTGATTAAAATCTCGTTGGCAACAAGTGGACACAAGAAGGTAAAGTATTTTTTCTCCAGCTCTTGACTTTTCAAGGTGTTTTACTCTATAATATGTGTACTGGTCATGTGGCCAGCATTTGAAATCCTTATGAGGTTAATATCATGGATCAAGCACAAACCGACACCGCGCAACCTGTAGCTGGTGAAGCAGGGGAAGCGGAAGAAAATGTTTTTACGTTGGCCGAAGTTGCGCGTAGTTATTTCACAAGTAGCCAATTGCAGGACGCAAGCGAATTAATTGGCAACGTTACCGAAGCCGCAGAACGTGAAGGCAAAACAGTCAAATTCAATTTTGACATTAAGAAGGAAATGACACCGGGTTATGGCATTATGGTTGCGCCAATATCCAAACGTACAGAAGCAAAAGGCAACGTGGTAACTGGCATTGCAGTTGCAGCGATTCCTGATTTGGCAACTGTGCAAGCACATGAAAATGGTGCGAGTTATGTACAAGATGTTGTAATTGCATCAATGGTAAACAAATTGCTTAATGCTGTCCGCCCACGTGGTGCTGAGGGCGCAATAGCTGCAAGTGTCCCATTTACTGTAGATGACTTTATCACGTCAAACCGTGCTGAAGGTGTGCTGGTTGCGTATCGTCAATTGGCACCTGCTTATGTTAAAGTGTTGAAGAAGAAAGGCCTGAAATACCTGACTGAAACAATACTTCGTCAAACATTAAGCAACGCAGCTTTTGCTGAACAGCAGTTCCCCAAAATTACCCAGGACAAATGGGTAGCACTTATCGACAGCATGATTGCAGCGGCTACTAAAGATAAGTTGGCACCGGGCATGTTGCTGGAATGGAAAGCAACGCGTGATAGTGTAACAATCGGAAGTGATGACGTTGATCTGTCCGATTTGTCATTTGATGAAATTGGCAATGAAGAAGAAGTGGCGACTGCGACACCTGCTGAAACGCAACTTGTTGAGCAAGTAACGCAGGCAGCAACAGTTTAAATTATTAGCTGTCTAGGCTCTTAAGAAAGGTAAGTGTAAAAACTTACCTTTCTTTTTGTCTTAAATAAACCTTGCTTTATTCTCATTCTATGCTATCATTACATTGTGAGTTAAATACCTATCAACCAACTGGAGTATAAAACCATGAACACTTCACCTTCACCAGCTACACCATTCACAACACGTCTTGCAAACTTCACAACCAGAGTTCAAAAGATCATGCGTGTTGTCACTAACAACCCTCACGCTGGCACAACAAGCGATGAACATAACTACATCCGCCAAGCCTTCATCTGCCATTCGCGTACATTAACACCATCCACGTGCGCAATGAAAATGCTTGAACAGTTCCGAGCATCTGAGCTTTAAAAATAATACGAAGGGGGGTATAAGCCCCCCATATTTTTTAGCCTCCGCGCCTATATAAAATGTCTAGCTCCGGCATTGCCACAACATTTTAAAATAACTGGAATCATAAATTTAAAATTAAATTTGAAAATATAATTGAGAGTGGGAATAACTGGATTGGTAACGAGTAAATAACATGTTGCGAGACTTGACAAACGTGTTGGCAAGAGGTATAATTGTTCCACGATGAGCCAAAATCCCGATGTGCCGGGGGTGTGCGATGACAGATTTGATACAGACAAATGAGGCATTTGAAAGAATTGTTGCGCTGGACGCAAAGAAAGTTCCGCATGAGCAAATTGCTTTGGTTTTGGGAATTGACAGCGAAAAGCTTTTGGCAATCATGGATAGCGAAGGTTATCAAACTGCGTTGGCAATTAAGGAAGAACAAGACGTATTGAAATATGATACGTTGAATGATGGTTGGGATATTGTTGAAAATTTGGCAGTTAATCGCGTTATTGAAACGCTGGAAAAAAACAGTGATCCAGATTTTGCAATGAAAGCTGCAACATTGGCAAATAAAGCACAACGTCGTGGTAAGCATGTAAATGCGCCTTTAAATGCGCAGCCAAATATGCAGACAATTATTCAAGTAACCCAAAATTTTGCGTCTGCATTGCAGAATAATTATGCGATTAAAGAAAGGGATGTTAGACTAATCGCGAAAAAAGACAGTAATTTCTTGTCTGCAAAAGGGGTGCAAAGTTTGCTTGGTACTACAGTTGAATTACAAGCTGAAAAAGATTTGGCTGATTTAATACCGGCGATGGTATGAATTTAATATGGCATTAGTTAGACTTGATGCAGGACAATGTAGACTTGCGTTGGAAAACGACGCAGAGTTTTTTATTCAGTTCTTTTTGTATGAAGAATTAACGCACCCAATTCCAGAATTTCATAAAGAGATTCTGGCGCTAATGATTTCTGCGATGGTTCCACGGTTGTGTTTGGCAATTCCACGCGACCACGCAAAAACAACATTGGCAAAATTGGCGTGTTTATGGTATTTTTTGTTCTCTCCGTACCGGTTTATTATTTATGTTTCAAATACAGCAGGTATTGCAGTTCCTGCGACAAATGATATTATTGGTTTTTTTGAGAGCGCAAATTTCATTGAAACATTTGGTGTTTGTGCATTCCCAATAAAACGTGTTGGTGAAGGGCTTTATAAATTCATATTGCCAGAAAGTTTGGGAAGCAAGGTTTGTATCCTTCGCGCATTAGGCGCAGGGCAGCAAGTTCGTGGTATTAATGTAGATCATAAACGACCACAGTTGGCAATTGTTGATGACTTAGAAGACAATGACAATATTGCGACACCTGAATTGTTTATGAAATTAAAAAAGTGGGTGTATGGGCCGTTTAAAAAAGCTTTAGATAAATTTGACCATAAAATCATTTGGCTCGGCAATATGATTGATACGCAATCAATGTTGTTTGAAAATTGCCAATCTGAATTTTGGCACAGTCGTTTGTGGGGTGTGTTGTTAAAAGACGGTAGCACACTTTGGCCAGAAGCGTGGCCGTTAGAAAAATTGCGTATGGATTATATTGAATACCAGAAAAATGGCATGGCAGATATTTGGTTTGCCGAAATGATGAATATGCCGATGGCTTCTGGCAACGGGCTTATAGAAGCTGGAGAGATTACATATAAACCAGAAGTCATGCCCGGTAATTTTGAAATTGGTTTTCTTACTGTAGATTTGGCTATATCAGATAAAACTTGGGCACATAAAACTGCAATTACTGTGCATGGTTGGATTGATGAAACATTTTGGCAAATTGTTGAAACAAAGGATTATCGAGGAATTGACCCAATTGCGCTGTTTAGAGAAATTATTAAAATGGTGCAAAAATGGCATATACATGTAATAGGCATTGAAAGTGTTGCATATCAAGCCAGTTTGCAATTTGTGTATCCCCATCTTTGTTTAATGGAGCAAATAGAAGGCTTGGAATTTTGCGCGTTATATGCAGGAAATAGAAAAGCAGAACGTTTGAGTTCTTGGGCTGGGTTAATTAAAGCTGGGGAGTACGCGTTAACTGAAGGTGATTTTGTTTGTACACAACAGCTTTTAAAGTTTGATTCGACAAAGAAAAATAATGATGATGACACAATTGATGCTTGTGCATCCGGCCCACAAATGGTTCGTGAATTTTCGAATTTAATTTGGGCCGAAAAAAATTCAGCACTGTTTGCACAGCATAAAGTACAAACACTTGCACAAATTGCGGAGATATAATGGCACAAATTAAATTAAAGACAGCAGAAAAAGCCACTTTTCAAGTCGGGCCGAATTTACGTTTGTCAAAAAAAGCGCATACAAATTTGTTGGCGCACATAAAAGGCAGGCTTGATTTTGCGCATAAAATGCGAAGTGATCAAATTGATCGGTATACACGTATTGATAAAGAGGTTGCTGGCTTTATTATTCTTGATGACGCAGATAAAAAACGAAAACTTGATAATGATAAAGGCATGGGGCCAAAAATTTACGACACAAATTTACCTCTTGCTGCTGTACAAATGGATGAAGCTGTAACCTATTTTACAACTGTATTTTTTCCTGAAGAAGGCCCGTATAACGCTGTAACAGACGCAGAAAAACAACCTATTGCCAAAGGCTTTTCTTCTTTAATGAATTTGCAATCAAGTTATTACAAGCATTTTACTAATTTTGCAAAAGGTGCGTATGACGGTTTAAAATACAATCTTGGTTTGTGGCATGTTGAATGGAAAGAAACAAAAGGCTCACTGCTTAAAAATGCAGAAGAAGGTGGTGGTGCTTTACAAGTTTTAAATAATCAAACTGTAATGATGGGGAATAAATATGGTTATTTAGACCCGTATAATACATTACTAGATCCTTCTGTCCATCCATCTGAATTACATGCTGACGGTGAATTTTTTGCTATTGTTGAAGCGATTACGCTTGAAAAAGCAAAACGAATGCAAGCCGCAGGTGAGATACATAATTTAAAGTATCTTGAACAAACTAACGGGTTAAGCTTAACTTCGTCAGATTTTTCAACTAGGTATTACGAAATAAAGCCAGAAATACACGGCGATTCAAGTAGTGCAAGTGGTGACAATGAAACTGATTGGGTTTCGTTTCTTTCTGGTAATTCAAATCAAGCAAAAACACTTCGTGCGCTTGAACACATTACTGTGCATATTCGTCTTGTGCCAAAACAGTGGGAACTCGGCCCAGAAAAAGAATACCAGATTTGGCGTTTAACAATCGAAGACAGCAACTTAATTTCATCTGCTGAACATATGACAAATGCGCATGGCTGGTTGCCGTTGTTGGCAACAGTACCTTGGGATGATGGTTTTAACATCCGCGCAAAATCATACGCAGAAATGCTTCTTCCTTATCAACGTTTTGCCTCTTTTCAAATAAATATACACCAACGTGCCGCAAGAAAAGCATTATACCGTTTGACTGTGTATAATTCGCGTTATTTGTCACAAATGAAAGACGCGGATGTTTTGGGCGGTAAAGTGCCGATGGATCCAACAGCTGAAGATATAGATATTCGTAAATTAATTGCGCAATTTGGCGATACACCTGATACACAAAATACTTTAGCTGATGTTGATAGTATGGATTCATTGATGCAAAAGATTTTGCCAACAGATATTTTAAGGCAAGTTGCAGGATTAGAACGGGCAACGCAATATCAAGCCGCTGCTACAGTACAAGGCGCAAATCGGCGCAATTTGAAGATCGCAAAAACAATCGACACACAAGCATTTGGCCCCGGTCGTAGAATGCAGATGTATAACATTTTGCAATTTCAAGAATCGATGGAAATTTTATCTCCTGAAGGCGAGCTTGTACAAATTGAGCCTTTTAAATTACGTGAGCAACAATTTGAATTTACAATTTCAGATGGTTTGCGTGGTATGGATAAATTAATTCTTGTCGAAACAATGAAAGACGTGTTAAATGTACTTGTGCAAAATCCGCAAGCTGCACAGGAATTTAATATAGCCGAAATTGTAAATTATATTACAACATTAATTGGTGATCATACGAGTTTTGCCCAGTTTAAATTCAAAAATGATTTTGATCGTTTAAACCCAGAACAAAAACAGCAGGCATTTCAATTATTACAAGCCGCTTTACAACAACAAGCTGCAGAAGGCGCGCCAACACCGGGAGCTGCATAAATATGACACTTTCTGACTTAAATCGAACATACGATCTTTTAGGTGATGAATTTAAAATCCACCTTAAACAAACTTTGCCGACACCGGCATTAAAAGAATTTCTGCGTTTAAATGCTGAATCATGTAAACAAAGATTATATAGTATAAACAAGAGTTTATCTGATGCAGAATTTAAACAGAAATATGCGAATATACAACATGAAGAACAAACCTTTTTATTGTTTATTCAATTTATTGATGAAATAACAGTAACCGACGGGGCTTAATTATGAAATACAGAAATCAATTTTTAAAATTCAAACTGCATTACCATCAATCACCTGATGATACAGGAGGTGGTGGAAGTGGCGATGGCAATTCAGGTGGTGAAGGCGCTGGTAAAGGTGAAGGAAATAACGAAGCAGATAACTTGTTATCGTTAGATACTATGTGGGAAGCTCCGGATGCTGCTGGGAGAGAATCTGCTGCCAACACAAATACACAAGGTGCTGGTAATGAAGGGAATCAACCAACTGCCGATGAGGCGTTACAGACACATATCGATAGTTTGGGTTTAACAAACGGAATTGATTTTACTGCTGCAGCCGCAGCTATGCAACAAGGTGATGTAGAAGGGATGCAAAAAGCGTTTTTAGCTATTGCATCAAATTCGTATAAAGCTGCAATGCTTGATTCGAATAAAATTGTAACTGAACGTGTCACAAAAATTCAGGATGATATGCGAAAAGAATCTGATTCGCAAATTCAAACTGGTAAATTAGTTGATGCAATGCATACAGCAATGCCGTTTACAAAACAGCCTAGTTTTGATCCTATGGCAAAAGCGGTGTTGACACAGTTTGTAAGTAAGGGCGCGACACAAGATCAAGCAATTGATGGTGTACGCAAATACTTCAAAAAGGTTTCAGATGAAATGATAGGTCTGCAACCGAAAAAGCCGAGGAGTACGCCGTCTGCTCCATTTGGTGAATTACCTGATGTTGATGGCAACGATGATGATGTGCCAGACTGGGTTGAAATACTGGGAGGCATACCGTCAACTTAATGACTATTTATAAACTCTTGTAGGGGTGTAAAATTATGGCAGTAAAAGGCGTTTTCGCTTCTGACCAAAACATTTCGGGCGCACGTAAAGGTGATTTTGCCGCTGGTATTTTGCAAACAATGCCAACTGGTTCTGCACCTTTATTTGCGTTAACTTCCGGAATGATGAGTGCAGGTGCGACAGATACGGTTGTAACGTGGTTTGAAGAAAACCATCTTTCAGGTCGTGTGAATGTTACTAACAATGCGGGTACTGGAACTGCGTTGACAATTGATGATATTTCACAAGTTGTAGCAGGGGTTATTATCCTTGTTGAAGCAACAGGTGAATACATTTTTGTCGAATCAGTTGCTGGCAGTGTTGCAACAGTTACGCGTGGACTTGCAGGTACAACTATTACAGCAATTGATGGCAGTTCAACTGCTGTTCCTGTTCAACGTATTGCTACAGCACACGAAGAAGGTTCAGCGAAGCCAACTTCAATTGCAAATCTGGGTTTTCCACGTTTTAATTACATGCAGATTTTCCGTAATGCGTGGGATGTAACTGGAACAGCTCGTGCCGTTGAATTTCACGTTGGTGATTTAGTCGCGAAAAACAAACGTGATGCAGGTATTTATCACGCAGAAGATATTGAACGCGGTATTATCTTCGGGAAGAAAACCATCGGTATTCAAAACGGCAAACCGTTCCGTACAATGGATGGTATTATAGCTCAATTATCGACAAATGTGCAAGCGCAAACAACAAATACTACATGGACTGATTTAGATCAGTTTCTGCAGGATGTATTTGCACGAAACATTAAAGGTAAACCAAACGAGCGTATTGCAATTTGTGGTAACACAGTCATTTCTGTGTTAAATCGCATTGCCCGGTTTACTGGTAATGAAACTGTGATTAATTTGCAGACAGGACAAACTGATTTTGGTATGAAAATTACTAAATGGATGACTCCTTACGGTGATGTAACGTTGTTAACACATCCGTTATTTAATGAGTCGCCATTGTGGACTAAAAATCTGTTGGTACTTCATCCTGGTGCAATGCGTACTCGTTATTTGCGTAGAACTCACGAAGACACAAATGACAGTGATGGTACGCGTGCAGGCGCAGATGCAGATTTTGGCGTTTTGACTGCTGAAATGTGTATGGAATACCGGGCTGAATCAACTGGTGGTTATTTCACTGGTATTGACACCGCAGCAGCAGGGTAATTAAACTCTGTTTGTTGTTTTCTTTTAATTTTTAATTTGGAGGTGGAAAATGCCACCATTAAATGAAGGCCCGTTTGGCACTTATGTGGATGCTACTGGCGTAGTTAATGCTACAGCAGCGGCAGAAATTGTCGTACTTGGCGCTACGTTAAAAACGTATGTTAAGAGTACATTTGCAGAAGGTGTTACAAGCGGGGAATCTGTTGCATTATCACCAGAGTTTGACAAACTCACACGTGATCTTGCAGAACGGCTTGTTGGCGAAATTGACGGCGTACTTGCCGCGATTGCTGCTGCCCCAACTGCGTAATTAAATTTAAAACCGGGAGAAATATATGCATATTTATATATCACAACAGGCTCTCGGTTTTAAATTCCGTATTACAATAACTGAAGATGATGAGAAAAAGGATGTCCTTATTCAGTTTAAAAACGGGGAATTTAAAACCGACAATGCGCAAATCGCTGAACGTATTGATAAATTACTGGATGAACGACACGGAATTTCTGTGTATGTTCGTAAGGTTGACAAAGCAGCAGCAGAAAAACTCGCAAAAGAACACATGGATCGACTTTCACGAACTGGCGCAATTTCTGGTGGTGTAACTGCCGGCGCTGTTAAAAAGGCAATCGCAACTGATGTTGATGCGCGTGACCAAGAACTGCAAAAGAAGGCTGATGCCAATATTCGTGAACTTGCTGCGGACAAAGAAAATCTCGTGTTGACAATGAAAGGTGAAACACATGCTTCATCTGGTTTGTTAGATGCGGGTAAATCAACGGTTGTTCACGACCAGGTAGATGTTAATGCTGAAGCCGTGAAAGGCGTTAGTTTGAAATTAGGTAATTAATAAAATGGCCGAAACTTCGACATTTTCTGCACTTGTTGACGATGTGATTGCAAGATCGCAACGTAGAGATCGTATTCTTGATGTTGTGGGATATGCGAGATCAACAATCAGAGAGTGTCAAGTTTTGGCCTTTTTTTACCAAGATATGTTGGAAGAAAATTTAACGGCTGACGCAGTTCCGTTTATATGGAGTCGGCCAGTAAATTTTCGTTCAATGTTGGCAATTCAAAATCCAGATTTGGGTAATCGGGGCGAAAAACTTTGGTTGCCTGAACGCGCGCCCGGACAACAAGTATTAGGTGAGACGCGGTATGTGTATTTATCCGGCGACGCTTATGTTATTGCTGGCGCAACTATTGGAGAGACATTCCCAATAGCTTATTTTAATTACGGTCGGCGTTTTAAGTACTACTCAGTTGCAGACAGACCTGCAATTTTTGATGACGAACTGGAAACATGGGCATATCATGCTAATTATATAATGACAACTGAGTTACAACAAGCAGGTAGAGATTTAGTTTCTAATTGGTTACTCTTCCGCTGGTTTCAAACAATGGTCGAAGGGACATTAGCGAAAATTTTCAAAGCTGTTGGTGATGAAAGATCACGGACAGCGTTTGCGTTGTATAAGTCACAACAAAGTGACATTTTACATGGTGAACGTGTGGTGTATATTGGCGATGCACAAAGGCAGGGAAGATAATGGGTCATTTAATTACACCAGTTTCTGAACTTGAATTAGATGCGCCAGATGAATATTCAGATTTACAACGATGGTTGCACCAGCAATTTTTATTGATTCGTAATCGCATGTTGGCACCTTCGATTGTTTTAGAAACATACGATGCAGAACCAGCACGTGGTAGTGAGACGAATTTACACGGTGGGTTGATACAATTAAATTCAGCAGCGGTGTTAAATACAGCTTCACCAATTGTGTCGGATTTAGGGTTGAGCAAATTATTTATTTTGCCAACTGCTGGTGCTGATCTTGTTGGTGACATTTTAATAACAGGTATAAAAGTTGACCGAAATACTGGAGTGCAAACACCCGGATTTGTAGAAACACTTTTTATTGATCGGGCAAATCCAGGTAGTAATGATAGTATTACAGACGCTAATGGCAATGTAGTTCACAGATTAACTGATGGGCATTTGACAGAAAATTGGTTTTTAGGTACAGTTACTTTTTCAACTGTAGCTCCGGCGGATGTTTCATTAACTTGTGATATTTATTCAATCAGTTTTGAACAATTTAATGACATTGAATTTGCACAGGTAGATACATTCGATGTGAATTTATTTGTTACAGATGTAGCAGCCCGCTTTGATGGATATTTGTTTAGTGTAGTATTTGAGCCAGCTACAAATTTTTGTACTATTTTAGATGAAGCAGCGTTGAATTTAGGTGTGCCGCCAAATGCTAGTGTTTATTATCGTTTGCGAAAACACGCTTTAGATATTCGTTTAGATGCAGCGGTTGACGGTATATTTTTACATTTACATTATTCAATCCCGTCCAGAATTGAGGATGTAAATGTAAAAATATGGGTTAATGACCCACGAGGGGTTTAAAATGAATTTACGTGGTGAGTATGTTATAACGTTAGATTCTGGTAAAGAGATTATTTTACCGAATACAATTGTAGCAGAAGGCGCAGAAGCATTGCTAAAGCATGATTTTCAAAATGTGGCAATTACAGATTTTTATATTGGTTTGTGTAATCAAGTTCCTGCACATGCAGATACGTTAACTTCTATTACAACAGAACCAGGCGTTGTTAATGGGTATGCAAGAGAAGTGTTGCAACGAAATGCGGTTGATTGGCCCACAGTTTCTACTGTAAATGAAGAAACGCTAGTTGAATCAAAAGCAGTTACTTTTACTGCCGCTGGTGGCGATTTTGATTCGCCATTTTCACGGTTATTTTTATGCGATGTTGCATCAGGTACAGCAGGGATTTTATTTTCATATTCAGCAGCATTGGCAAGCGCGGTTACACTTGCTGATACTGAAAGTTTTATAGCCCAATACAGAATGTATATGTCTTAATTATGGCACTTGTTTCCGCACGTAATATTAAAGGTTTAATTCCTGCCGTTGATCGCAAGAAAATCGGAGAGCCTTTTCTTGTTGACGCAAAAAATGTGTTAGTTGATATCAATGGCCCACGTGCTGCATTTGGCCATGAATGCAGTAACGACAAATTTAACCCCCTGCAGTTTATGCAGGATTTTAAAGTCAAAGATACAATCTTCTATTTTTCTCGTGATGTAACTGAGACATTTATTCAAATTTCAGAAATGAGTTGGGTAAATAGACAGTTACAACATGTTTTAACACTTCAATCTGCTGACCTTTTGCGGCCAAAATTAAATCATCCTTGGACACATGCGCTTGTTGGCGGTTTACATTATTTTGCCAATCGTACTTGGGGGGTTTTACAATACAATCCAAGCACAAAAACATGGACAGACGTTACAGCGACAATTGGTGTCTCTGATATTTTCTTTATTACAGAAGCGAATGGCCGGTTGTGTACTTTAGCAGATGGATTTACAACATGGTCTGCAATTGATAATGGCATGGATAGTGCGCCAAGTTTGGTAACAGGTGCTGGCGCGCAGAATATTTCATTGATTGGCAGCATTGAGCAAAATTCTGATTATTTGGGAATCGCAAAAACATCCAAAGGTTTTATCAGTTTTACAAGTAAAGGTGTTTTACGCTCTGAAAGTATTGATTCAATAAACCCGTTTCGCCATATTCCGGGGCAGGCAAAGCATGTGCCATTTTCACCTTGGGGAATCGCCAAAATCTCAGATGTAGAAGTGGCGATTTTAACAAGTCAAGGATTGTTTAAAACAAACACAGGTATTTTTGAAGATTGGCACGGTTTGATGGGGCAGTTTTTTAAGCGTGATGTAATGCCTTTGCTGCCAGCTGGGCAAGACGGTTTTATTTGTATTCGTTATTCACTTGAACTTGACCAATTTTTTGTCATGTTTTCGCAGAATATTGCGGCTTCTCGTTATAATGTAACGTATGTTTTAGATATTACAAGTGATCAATGGGGCATTTTTAACAAAGCGCATAGAGGCTTTTTACGCATTGATTTAGGTACTGGAAACACAGACATCCATTTTGGTTATGTCGATGACAATGGGCGTATTTGTTTATTTACAGAATCTGCAACATCGTTTACAATTCAAGCTGCCGATGATTTTGGCGTTTATAATGAGAAATTATTACAGCCCGAACCTTGGTATTTAGGCGCAGCTGCATTACTCGGCACAGCGGTTCGTGTTAGTGGTTTTAGCACTAAGCAATTTCCAGAAACTGCGGGTTATTATGAAGAACTTGGTGTGCGGGAGTCTTTTAAAACGAATAAAACTTGCGAAATAAAAACAATATTAGCAAGTTCTGCACATTTAGATGATACAGATGTTATATCACCAGCATTTCGACGTTCTTCGTTTGCTGCTATACCACAAACAGCAGGAAAAACTCTACGTGCCGAATTCACATTTGTTCAAGACACGTCAATAAATATCGCTGTACGTTTAAATGTGGGGCCTGTAATTCTAGTTTTACGTTCTGATTTTGTATCTGTTACGCACTTTTTCGCTGCTAGTGCAGGAATTGATATTTTATCTTCTGGGGCTGTTAAAATATGGATGGAGTGGGTTACAGACGCTGTGTTTGATTCAGTGCATTCAGTGATGATTTTTCCAACACGTGACATTGTTGGTAGCGAAACTGGCGCAGTGCATTTATTAAAAATGACCGTGTTCGATACTGCAATACCTGCTGTAGAAATATTAACATCAATTGATGTTTTTGACGCCGCTAATTGGTTTACTGGCGGTAGTTTATTATTAACTGCACAAGATTTGATACTTTCATCATATGAAGAACAGGCGGTTTTTCCAACTTGCATTTCTACTAACCACGAGATTTGCGTTCTTGGCCCAACACGACAAGATTTGACACTTGAAAGTTTAGATAGTTTTGCGGAAATTGGTTTGTTCCGGTTTACAGATGAAGAAAACGCAAACCGTTTAAGTTTAATTTCTAATGTTGTTATTGGTACTTTGGATAACTCGGAAACTCTAGCAGATATTTCAGAAGACTGGCTTAATGACTTTGCTGTTGATGTTTTTGAAGATTGGTTGACAATATCTCCAGACGTGTTTGAAGATTGGGGCGAAGGGGCCATTACTGGTTCACGGTATACACAACAAATTCGTGGCACACTTGATGGTTATCGAACATTTCAAGATCAATTTCAAGAGTTGCCAGAAGCTTTATTTGATGGTAAAAGCAAATTTTGCAGCAGCAACAGTAATGGGTTGTATCAAACAATTTTAATTAATGCTTTAGGTGTAAGTGAATCATATCATGTTAAAACACTTGAACTTTCTGGTGCAATAACAGGAGTTGTGTAATGGCTAAACGGGTACAATTGATTCGACATAACACTGCTGGCGCTGACGCATTTCTAGGTAAAGTTGGCGAAATGACTGTGGATACGGATAGAGACGAATTGCGTTTGCACGATGAAATTACTGCAGGCGGTGTGTCAATTGCAAGAGCTGATTTGGCTAATGTAAATGATGCAACAACGGCAGTAGCGGGAAAAATGCCTGCGAGCGCTGTTGTGCAATTAGCACAGGCTTTGATTGATATTATTGCGAATGATGCAGCTATTGTAAGTAATGATGCAGATATTGCAATAAATGTTGCGGATATCGCAATAAATGTTACTGGTATAGCTACAAATGTGGCAAATATTGCGGCTGAAATAACTGATCGAACTAATGCAGATACTACACTACAAACAAATATTGATGTAGAAGAGGCTGCACGTATAGCCGCAGATGCTGCTCTACCTGCTTCAATAATTAATACTGTATATCCAGTTGGCGCAATTTATATTGGCACAACAGCTACAAACCCAAATACTCTTTTTGGTGTAGGTACGTGGGTAGCTACTGGTGTAGGTAGTGTGCTTGTTGGTGTGGGAACTAGTGATGCGGTTTACGCATTAGATGATACAGGCGGAGAGTCTACGCATCAATTAATAACTGCAGAAATGCCTTCTCATAATCATGGAGGAGGAATACATAGCCATATCATTAATATTAAAAATAATTCTGTAGTTGCTGGTGCTGTTTCTATACAAGGAAGCAGTGCTGCTGCTAACGATACGCTGAATACTAGTAACAACACGCCAGCGATATTAAATACAGATGGATCAGATGATGCTCATGAGAATATGCCGCCATATTTAGTTGTGCATATGTGGGAACGCACCGCATGATTATCGCAACCCCAACAATTACACATACAGGAACACGTTTTCTTCACCGTGAAATATTTAAAACTTTTAAAGTTAAAAATGTCGGTGATGCGAGAGACGATGAGAATGTTATTTACCACGTGCATATGTTTGATAAAGAAAAAGTTAAATTAAACGTATTTGCGAACAATGGTTGGCCTGTTGTCATTCCACTTGTACATCCGGCGCGGAATTTTGAGTCGATATGCAGGCGAAATAAGTGGCCTAAAGAATTTTTTGAGCAATGGAATAACATGCTTGAATTTTGCGAACAGTGTTCGCCGATGTTTTTGCATTTGGATGATATTGAATTGCGCGAATTACAAAGTAAAGATTTGATTCGTGCATTTGATTTGCCAAATGATATTAATTGGGAGCCAAAAACAACAGTTGGTGCGACACATGGTACGCATGAATTGGTATTAACTGATGCGCATATTGTGAAAGTTCCACGACGCTATATTGATTTTTACGAACAAATGAAAGAGGTGAGTTAAGATGAGTGTAATTCATTTAGTTGATGAAAACGGGGAAGAAGATAGTGTTTTACAAGGCGAAAATGGCAGGGCTTTTATTGTAGCAAAATCTCCTGCAAACTTGTATGAAGCTGGTAAGCCAATTGCAGCTGCCGCAGCTAATTCAGCGCAGATGCTGTGGAATCCGTCGACAATTAAAGATTTGATAATTGAAGATGCGACAATACAAGCAAGTGTTGGTGGAGAAATTTATATTATTCGTGGTACGGCAACACTTATTTCTGAAGTTACAACTGGGCATGTAGGGGCGTTAGATTCAGATGCCCCTGCCACTGTAGCGGAGTTATGGCATGAGCTAGAGCAAGGAATACCAACAGGTGTTCGTTTAGCTATCGGTATGGTATTACACCCAAGTGAAGGTTGCTGTATATACTATATAGGTACTGGTAAATTAAGGTCTACATTTAATTTTACTGAAAGAGACGTGTAAATGCCTGCAAAATTAAAAAGAGCTGGCTCGATAAAATCCGCTACCAATATTAAGTTTAGCAGAGTAGCAACATATGTTGTTCCAGGAATGCTCGACAATGCTGGGTTTAATAGAATTAATTTACATTCTAGTGGAGATAAATTACTTTGTGCCCTCGATACTAGCGGTGCTGGTTTAATTGATATTACAGATATTGAAAATCCTGTATTGCTTGATAGTAATAACACGCTCCCTACTAATTGGACATTTGAAAATTGTCGCAACTTGATAGAACTAAATGCGACAACGTTAGTGTCTGTATCAAGAAATAACGACATCGGTGTTGGTAGCAACGGGTCTGGTTTTCTTAGAACGTGGAATATTACTG